GTGTTCTCTCAGGCACAGCGCATTGCGCTGGCGCAGACCAAGCTACAGCTAGCTTCTGCGGCTCCTGAACTGCACAACATGAACGAAGTGTTCCGTGACATGTACGACGCGTTGGGCGTTCGTGATGCGGACCGCATTATGAAGCGTGCCCCGGTCGATGAGCCGGAGCCCAAGGATCCCGCGCAGGAAAACATTGATGCGCTGGACATGATGCAGCTTCATGCCTTTGAGGGGCAGGACCATCAGGCGCACATCATGGCGCATCTGGTGTTTGCCAGCGGTCCGATGGTCGCGGCCAATCCTGTGATCGCAACGACGTTGCAGAAGCACATCATGGAGCATGTGCAGATTGGTGCCCGCGAGCAGGCGATTGTGGCGTTTATCCAGCAGTCCCAGTCGCAGCAGGGTCAGCCATTGGACGAGGAGCAGATGCTCCAGATGGAGGCTTTGGTTGCCCAGTACGTGGCGCAGGGCATGCAGCAGGTGCAGCAGCTTAGTCGTCAGGTCTCTGGTGCCGATCAGCCTGATCCGCTGGTTCAGCTTAAACAGCAGGAACTCCAGATCAAGGCACAGGCCGAGCAGGCAGACGCGCAGGTCGATATGGCCAAGCTCAACCTCGACGCGCAGAACCAGCAGATGCGGTCCGATCAATTCCAGCAGCGGTTGGCAAGTCAGGAGCGCCAGACGGCGGCCCGTATCAACTCTGCTATGGAACGTGAACTTCTCAAACAAACTCAGCGCTAGGAGATAATCATGGCTGGTGTGAAGATTGTAACGAACAAGCCGGGTCCGGCTCCCAAGGCGGTTGAGTATGCCGACATCAAGGGTCAGGGCCGTATTCCGTATGGCAAGACCGCGGATGCGCCGATGGCTGGTAACGAGCCCCGCAAGATGACAATGCGTGGTGCAGGCGCTGCCCGTCAGGGCAAGAGCTTCATGGGGTGCTAAATGCCCTTGAAGAAAGGTACTAGCCAGAACACGGTTAGTGAGAACATTCGCAAGATGCGGAAAGAAGGCTACCCCCAAAATCAAGCGGTAGCCGCTTCTCTTGAGCAACAGCGCGAAAGCAAGAAGGTGATGAAGGCGAAGAACGGCGGCGTCGTGGTCCGCGGTTTTAGCCCTATTGCCCGTCCCCAGTACTTCAAGGGCGTATTTTAGTCTAAGAGGGCTTTATGGACGGCGCTATCGACATAAGGCTAATTGTAACTCTCGGCGGCATTCTTTTTAGCGTTGCAGGAGCCGCTGCTGTTGGCAAAATGCAGATCAAGGTCATTCAGGATACCCTGAGTGATATTGAGGCCCGCATCCGGAAGATCGACGTGCGTATCGACCAGCTTGAAAACGCGGAAAGCGTTATTAAGCAACGCCTTGATATCCTTGCCAAAATGAACAGCCCGGAAAACCTGCGCCGGGATCATATGCAGATAGCCCACATTTTGGCGGATATCGCTTATCTCAAGGCTGAGTCTGAGCGGATGCATAAGATTCATAATGGTTCGCATCCGCCGATTGCAAGCGAAAGGAAGGGCGTATGAGTTTCAACACTCAGTCGATTGTCAGCGCTCTTGCACCGATCTTGTTTGCTGCGGTGGGCTATTTGATTGTGTCTCTCAACGAGCTTGAGAACCGTATCCAAAAAACCGAAGGCTACCTGATGCTTCTTGTGACGCCGCAAGGCGAGATCGTTGCATCGCCCGCAAACAGCATTGCGCGGCAGAAGCTACGCGAGGACTTCATGGTATATATTCACGATCACGAAGTGCGACTGAAACTAATGGAGGCGCAGAAATGATTGGTGCATTACTCCCAGCGGTACTTCCGCTGGTCAAGGATGTAATTGGCTCGTTTCTCCCGGAAGACCCGAAGAAAAGGGCTGAAGCGGAACGCAAGATTGAGGCGCAACTAACGGAGCACCTCGCCAAGATTGATTTGGCACAGCTTGATATCAACAAGACTGAGGCGGCTCACCGTAGTATCTTTGTGGCGGGCTGGCGGCCATTCATAGGTTGGTCCTGCGGCGTTGCGTTGGCATGGAATTATATCGCGCAGCCTATTCTAGTCTTTTCGCTTGCCCAGACTGGTAATCTAGTTGAGCTTCCAGCACTAGATATGTCGCAGATGATGCCGGTCCTCATGGGGATGCTCGGGTTGGGCGGCCTACGGACGTTCGAAAAGTACAAATCGGTGAGCAAATAGATGCCCCCGGAACTACTGGAAAAGCTTCGTGAAGAGTTGGCTCGGGACGAAGGGGTCGTATATGAAATATATTTGGACCATCTTTCTCTTCCCACTTTTGGTCTTGGCCATCTTGTGCGCCCTTCTGATCGTGAGTACGGCCAGCCTGTGGGAACGCCTGTCAGCGAAGAGCGCGTAAACGAGTGCTTTGCAGCAGACGTTCAAACCACACTGGACGACTGTGAAATCCTTTACCCCGACTTTGCAGAACTCCCGGATGAAGCGCAGTTGGTCATAGCCAACATGATGTTCAACATGGGCCGCCCACGTTTGTCCCAGTTCAAGGGCATGAAGGCGGGCGTTGATGCGCGGGACTGGAACCGTGCCGCAGACGAAATGGTGGATAGCCGTTGGTATAAGCAGGTTACGAACCGTGCAGAGCGTCTTGTAGGAAGAATGAGAGCTCTCGCTTAAATAAAATCAAATACCTAGTGACAGAATATATCTGACATGCTAGGAGACCATGTGAGCATATCAGAAGAGATGCGGTAACACATGGACGAGATCTTTTTTGCGGAAGCCACCTTTCGGGTCATCCGGGAAAGGAGAGAGAATATCCTCGATATCCTTCAGTACAACAACGTGAAGGACATGGAGCATTATCGTGAGCTCATGGGCAACTTAGAGGCCCTAAATCACGTTGAACAGGAACTCAAGAGCCTGCTAGATAAACAGGAGCAAAGCATTGACTAAAGCCAAAAAAGTGGACCTTGACGCCGCAAAAGCTGGCGTGGAAGGTCTTTCTTCTATTTACGAAGACCGTAAAGAGAAGGTTCTAAACCCCGATGCAATCGGGAAATCCCTCCTAGAACGCCTGCCGACCCCCACGGGTTGGCGTATCTTGATCCTCCCCTACCGGGGCAAGGGCAAGACAGAGGGCGGCGTCATCCTTCCAGACCAAGCCGTTGAGGAACAGACTGTTTCCACACAGGTCGGCTACGTCCTGAAGGTCGGCCCCCTTGCGTACCAAGACCCTGACAAGTTCCCCACCGGACCGTGGTGCGCGGAAAAAGACTGGGTCATGTTTGCCCGTTATGCGGGTTCCCGGTTCAAGATCGACGGTGGTGAGGTTCGTCTTCTGAATGACGACGAAGTTCTGGCCAAGATCCTTGAGCCCGAAGATATTCTTCATTTCTAGGAGAGCGAAATGACTGATGAGAATGTGATTGAGAATGATGACGCGCCAGAAGACGCGGACATCGAGGTAGAGGTTGAGGAGCAAGACTCCCCCGAAGCCCGGCTAGCCGCCGAGTCGGACGATTCTGACGACCGTTTTGACAAGGCCGAAAGCGCGGTGCAGAAGCGTATTGATCGCTTGACCAAGAAGATGCGGTCTGCCGAGCGGGAGCGCGAAGAGGCGCTCAACTATGCTCGTCAGGTGCAGAGCGAAGCAGAGCAGCTTCGTAAGCGCATGGATGCTCTGGACAACAACTATGTTCAGGAATACAGCAGCCGCGTTGAGACACAGGTCGCGACAGCCGAGCAGGAACTGGCTCGTGCCATTGATCTTGGCGATACAAACGGCGTTATCGAGGCCCAGCGTAAGCTTACGTCTCTGGCTCTAGAAAACGACCGCGCCAAACAGGCCAAGATGCAGCAGGACCGCATGCGGCAGCAGGCGGAACAGCAGGCCCAGATGGCGGCTGCACAGCCGCAGCAGCGTCCGCAGCCAAAACGCCCTGATCCGCAGGCGGAGCAGTGGGCGTCTCGCAACGCTTGGTTTGGTCAGGATGAGGCGATGACTTACGCCGCCTTCGGAATCCATAAGAAATTGGTGGAAGAAGAGGGATTTGACCCAACGAGCAATGATTACTATACTGAATTAGATCGGCGTATGGCGGACGAGTTCCCCCATAAGCTAAAATCTAACGGGGGAAGCAAACGGCCCGCACAGACGGTTGCTTCTGTATCCCGCGGAAGTTCTGGGCGCAGTAGTGGGAAGAAGGTTAGACTCACCCCTAGCCAAGTCGCGATAGCGAAGAAATTGGGTGTGCCGATTGAAGAATACGCGAAATACGTGAAGGAGGCCTAAGCTATGTCTGATGTTGAAAACTCGGTAAAGCGTACCTCCCGCACGCGAGAAACCCGGAGTGCTACGGAACGGCGTAAGCCGTGGGCTCCACCGTCCATGTTGGACGCACCGCCCGCCCCGGACGGTTACAAGCATCGCTGGATCCGAGCGGAGACGCGTGGCTTTGATGATCGCAAGAACATCAGCGCCAAGCTCCGTGAAGGCTGGGAACTTGTACGTCAGGATGAATACCCGGACTTTGAAGCTCCGGTAATCGAATCGGGTAAATACGAAGGTGTGTTTGGTGTGGGTGGCTTGCTTCTTGCCCGCATGCCGGTTGAGACGATTGCAGAACGGAACGAGTATTTCCGCCAGCGGAATGCCGACCAGATGCAGGCTGTTGATTCTGACATGATGCGCGAGAATGCACATTCAACGATGACGATTAGCAAGCCTGATCGTCAATCTCGTGTAACCTTCGGCGGCCCACGCAAGGCGTGACCGCCCCTTTAGGAGAAACCTACTATGGCAAATCAGGAAACTGCCTACGGTCTTCGTCCTATCGGGCTTGTTGGTAGCGGTGCTAACTCGACTGGTGTGACCCAGTACGAGATCGCTTCTAACAACACCAATGCGATCTTCCAGTATTCGATTTGCGTGCCGACTGCGGCAGGCGTTATCGATCAGGCTGGTGCCACAAACGGTGGTACTACGCAGGCGCTTGGTGTCCTGATGGGCGTGGAGTATCAGGACTCGGTTCAGAAAAAGCCGGTCTTCCTTAACTACTGGCCCGGTTCGGGCAGCGTAAGCGTTGACACCAACTATCCGGTGAAGGCGTTTGTTGCTGACAACCCCAACCAGCTCTTCAAGGTTGCCTCTGACGCATCCCTGACCGACCGTGCAACGGCTCTGGCGACCGTGTTCGCCAACGC